CGGCGCTCTCGGGTATTTTTTCCAGCAAAAGAACCGAGGGTAATAACCCTCGGCATTGCTGCTCTTGATATCCGGGGCGTAGAAGTAACGCGGCTTCGAAAATTCCCATGCACGGACGGTAACGAGCCCGGGCTGCTCATCCACCCATTCCGAAGGAGAGTCGTCAAGTATCCAAGGACAACTCTTTTTTACTCTTTCCAGAACAGGTTTCATCCACAGTCTTTTCCACTCAGGGGGGCCTACCTTGACTACGACGGGAACGTGAATTTTATGCCCGAACGGCAACCCATCTTCGTCGTAAGCTCTCCTCCTGTCCGGGACCATCTTCCGTTTTAAAGGTTCCGCACATTTCCCACGCCAGGACTCACAAAGAGCTTTTGAAAACGCGTTTTCGAGAGTTCTGATCCTTTTCTCCAGTACTGGCTCACTTTCTTTCACAGGAGGGCCGTACTCGAATGGTATCGACCGGTCGTCACCCGAAGTGACAACAGTCCAGTCCTTCCATCCTTGTACTAAACCCTGTCTGAACCAATTCTTCCGTAGGAGGAAGTGTCTCCACCTCCTCGGGATCTCACTCGCGGCAGGACGGTTTCGCTCAAACAACCGTCGAATTTTCTTTGTCGTCAGCAGCCAAGTAGCGGTGGTGTATTTCAATTGGTCTGCAAGTTCGAACACGCAGCTGGCCATTGACCCTTCGGAATCTTTCCAATCGTCCGAACCGAGGAAGCCGAACGAATGCTTTCTAATGAGGGCACGTGAGTGCCTGTCAAAATACTGACTATTCAGTTCGCAAAAACGATCCGATCTCATGGTCTTATCCCTATTGATCTCAAAACCAACCGATGCTGTCGCTCGCAGCCACTCTTTATACATCTCCTCATTGCCGGCGAACAGGCAGTCGTCTCCATTGACAAGACAGGGACGGTAATAGGGACCACAGTTATAGACCTTTTGTCTTGCGATGTCAATACAAACTTTGTTCAGAATGCAAAGGACAACGAAGCTCAAAAGGTTCCCCATCATCGAACCCCGTACGACAGGCACCTGTTTGCCTCCTAATTCCTCGGCTACCGAAACCCGATGGTAGCTATCGCTCAACACCTCCTTCTCTCGCACTGGCAAGGCCTCACAGAGCACGTCGACAACTGTATTGACAGCGTCCTGATTCAAGTTATCAGTCGATGCAGTGTAGTCGCCAGAAATCAAGACTTCTCCGGGTCGCAAATCGTCACACACTCGGTTAAAGTGCTCTTCGGTGACGTTTCCTCTCACCAACCAGGCGTTTGCGGAAAGCTTCCGGTACGCTGAGGTATGCACGGGACGAAGTATCCGCTTTACGCGGGCCCCTTGCATAGTGACAACCCTCAGTTTCCCTTTAGTCTTTGCTGCGCCCAGTCGACAAGGCCCCGCAAGCCTCTCCTCCTGCGCTACTCCACCTTCCTCAAACCATCGTCCGACGCTCATGGTGCCGCCGAACATGCTCTTCATTTCGAGACAACCCTGCTGGTCAGGTACGAGATAGGAGTCATCCCGCCTCTCTTTAAACCAACGCGTCCCCATCATC